GCAACCAAGAAGTTCATGCTTTCTGGACCATAAAATTTGCCTTGACGTAAATCTCTTACACTTTTCCATAGTTCACATTGTACTTTTGCTCTGTTGCGGAGATCAATTATGGTGCTATCTCTGCTGGCACCAGCACATACAGCTTCATTTGGATCGCTAATAAGGTCATGGTATAGAAGCCAATCTGGTTGAGTCTTGAATTGAGTGCCGGCATATCTAGCAGAAACAATACTAGCAATGGAACCAAGAATCATACGTTCTTCTAGAGATTTAATTTTAGGAGCAAATAGAGCAAATAGTACAGGGTGAATATTATTGTACATATTGTCTCGTCTAGGATCGTACATTTCTTTAGGATCGCCTGTAACCAACACTTTGCATTCTTCTTCATCTTTATAAGTTAAGGATTGAATAACTACTTGGGCATGTAGAGCGCTGTTGTCTTGGTGCATCTTAAGGATTTCTTGTAGGACATCAAGTTCGGTGGATTTGACCATCATCTTTACAGGCATATCTACAGTGTGACCAAGAGTGCGAGATAAAGGAGTATTTGGGATTTGGGAACTAGTTGCAGTAAAAGCTTTATCAGAAAGAGCCACGTTTAAGAAGGCATTGAATTCATCATCAGAGAATTCGTATTTCTTCTTGTATTTTTTAGCTTTTTCTAAAATCTTTTTGGAACCAAGATGACTGTATTTTGTCATAATGAGAGATGCAAATTTTTGAGCCTTTCTGCGGATTCTTGACATCTTTTCTTCGTATTCAGAAAATAGTTTGCTTACTAATTCTACGTCATTTGGGTATTTGCTTCTCAAAGCAGCTAGAACTTGAGCATCAGAAGCATTTTCTTTGATGAGCTTGCTTACATCAGCACCACGTTCGTTAGTATTCCCTTGATAACCTCTTGAGTCGTTGGACATCAGTATATATTATATTAATCATAAAAAAATTAATTCTATATTTTTTATAAAATTAGAAAAATCTATATATTTTTTTTTAATTTAAAAAAAAATATATCTAATAAAAAAATATTTATTTATTTATCTTAATTACTTTTTTTTGTTTTTTTTCCTTCGTTATTGAACGATTACTTATGTAACTAGAAATCTCTGTTTTTTCTTTAGATTTAAGATTAGTTTTAGAGCATTTAATTTTATCTACTTTGAGAAGACGTTCCAAAGTTTCTACTTTGAAATTGGGATAATCCTTAAAATTACTGATGCATTCGCGAAACTTATTATTGTTTATTTGTTCACGAATTATTTGATTTAAATAGATATAATCTTCAATATCCATATTATTAAATATTTTATTTACATTGTCAATATTAATTTTATTAATGCGCTTAATAGAATACTTATTTAAATCTCGTGGATATATTATATTGCAATTTCGATCTTTAAGTAAATATTTATTGAGAATATAAGAAGGTGCAACACTACTATAAAAAGCATGTGCAATATTAATATCCCAATTCATTTCTCTATGTATGAAATCTTCTATGACATCAGCTTTAGATATTAGTGAACTTATCTTACATGCTATTTTAAGTTTATCTTTTTGACTATTATTTTTAGTAAATGCGCCTATACATAGTAGATAGTTTTGCTGTGTCATTAAGGGAATTGCCGTTTTATCAATTTCATAATAACGCATTGCTTCATCTATATTTTCATAATTAAATAATAAATTTTTTGTAGCTTTAAATAAATCGAAATCTGTATCTTTTTTTTTTGAAGAAGAAATATATTCGTTTACTAAGTCTTCTGTTATTTTACTAGTACCATATGTAAATTTAATATCTTGTAGCATCATGACAAGCCTTCTTAAATCTTTTTGACTAAATTCTATTAATTTTTGAGTAACAATTTCATTTTCTAATTTTATAGAATTTTTTGCACATAATCTTCTAAGTAATACAGCTACATCGTCATCATACGGCTGCCAGAATTTTACTTCATATGATATTTTTTTTATATCTCCAAGTAATTTATTATGTTGATTATTAGATATAAATATTATTGGTTGAGTCCAATATAATTCGTTATTTTTAATTAGAGCTGTTATGCATGCTTTTTCTGTTTTTGAAGCAAGTGATTCTAATTCATCAACAACAATTGCAAATTTGTCATTTTTTTTATTGAACATACTACTAATAATATTTATTTTACTTGATGTTCTTTCTATTATATCACTAATATTTTTATGTGTTTTAATTCTACTAAAATTAATTACTTGTATTACATAACCTAATTCATGTAAAATAGCATAAGTTGAACACGTTTTACCTACACCATGGTTTCCTGTTATCAAAAGACAAGAACTTTTTTCATTATTTGAAAACGCTGGTTTAGGTAGAGAAATATGTTCAATTGCTGATTCATCAATATCGCTATCTTCTTCGGGATCTTCTATATCTTCTATATCATCATTTATTTTGTCATCCATTTCTTTATTTTTATCTTTATCTTCTATTTCTTTATTAATATTTGGTTTACTAGTTTTAGATTTTTTTCCTTTTTTTATTTTAACAGTTTTTATTTTTTCAAAATATTCTTTTTTATTGGTATCAAAATTTTTTAACCAATTGACAATCTGATATACTGCTTTTGGATTACCTACAATTTCACTCATTTTCTGGGGTTTGAATTTATCTATCCAAGAATTACTTGTATTGAAAGTTTCTATGAAATCAATAATTTCCATTTCGTTAGTATAATAAATAATTACATATTTAAATATATTAATTAACATATAAAAATATCAGTTTTTTTTAATTACGATGGCTATTTTTAATCAAAAATAGATTCGCCAAAGAATGGCTATTTTTAATCAAAAATAGATTCGCCAAGAAATAGCTATTTTTAATCAAAAATAGATTCGCCAAAGAATGGCTATTTTTAATCAAAAATAGATTCACTTAAAGAAGAATCAACTGAAGAAATATCATCAATATTGATATCGGATTCTTCTAGAAAATTTTTATATTTATCAGAAGAAAAAAAATCATTAGTGAGTTCAATTGGTTTTGGAATACTTATTATATTATTTTTTTTTTTTTTTAATTTATTAATAGGAGTAAAACCGCGATTAGTTAAATGAATTTTAGTACATTTAGAATTGCATTTTCCAGTAAACATATCATCATAACATATTTGTAATGCTTTATCATAAACACCAAATTTACAATTAATTCCACCTGCGCATTTTTTATTAATACATTCATAACATACTTTAGTAAAAGAAATAAGTACTTTTAATAATTCATCAAGTTCATTATTTTTATAAAAATCTAAATAAGACAAATCAAATTCATTTTGGATAATATCATAAGCACGTTTTTTTAGATATTCCATTTTTTGATCAGCAATTGAGTGAGCATACATACATTTATCACCATAATGACATATTTCACCTGATAAATAACTAGCACATAATATTTTTTTTTTGTTAATATTGTCATCTGGAAATTTTATTTTATTTTTTTTTTGAATTTTTATCCAAACATTATTATTCGACATTTTATTTAATATATATTATTTTTTTTTTATATACTTATAACATATTATAATTGAAATAATGAGCTTTCAAGAAAAAATAAATAATTATTACAATTTAAAAAAAGATAAAATAAATAAATTGACAAATAATAAAATTAAAGATTATTACAATAATTTACAAATAATATTTGATGATCAATATTATTCAAAAAATATAGCCATATATGAAAATAATAAAAAAGTTATAATTGGCAAATATGAAATATTAGGTTATTATGATAAGCACCTAAAAATATGGCATTGGGCATTTAATAATAAATACTTGGAAAATTATTTAACAAAAATTTCTAAAAAAATATATGACATAATAAAAAATAATAAAAATATTAACTTCAATTATAATAATTTAGATGAAAAATTATTTAATTTATTATTAGATATTTGTCTTTATTATTCGGAAAAAATATGGTTTATAATAAAAACTGATAACTATAATAATAATTTTTTAGAAGTGATTATTCTGACAGATATTAACCAAATATTATAAAATAAATAATATTATATAAATTATTATTATATTGATTATTAAATGAATATAATAAAACAAAATAACGGAAAATTATTAAAATTAGAATCTTACTGGAAAATAAAAAAAACAGATAAAGATAAAGATAGTCTTGATAAACAATTTCCTTATCCTATCGAAGGTAAATTCTGGCCAGAAAAAAATCAATTTCTTGAAAGATTACAAAAAATAGAAACTTTTTTACTAAATAATAAAAGTTTTTCAAAACTAAAAAAACCAGAAAAATGTTTATTATGTAATTCTAACAATTCGATTGATTCTATTGCAAATGGTTATTTTTTATTAAATAACATAATATGGAAAAATTCATTAGGGCATTATATTTTGAAACACAATATTAAACCATCAAATGAATTTATGGATTTTATCTATAATTATAATTTTAGTAAACAATATGCCAAAAATAAAGATTTTAAATTAGCTCGTATAAATGGAGAAACCTATATGATAGACAATGCTAAATATCTAAAAATTAATAAAAATCAATTATTAATATTAGATGCTCTTATGATACACGGTGGATATAATAAAAAATATTTTGATACTATAGCAAAAGAAAATAATAATATATTGCGTTTTTCTGAACATGCAGGATTATTAGATTTTGATGAAAAGGGTCTTGATAAAGTAATAGTTTCTGCTAAAACTTCTAGAATTGATGAAGGTGATGATGAAATATATATGCCAAAAAATATGAAAGAAGCATTTGACTATGAATACATGTTTCATACACATCCGCCAACTCCCACTCCAGGAGGACGGGCAAAATATGGTATATTATATGATTTTCCAAGTATTTCCGATATGTTACACTTCATTGATCATTTTAATATAGGAAAAACACAAGGTAGTATAGTGATAGCATCAGAAGGATTATATAATATTAGAAAACTTAATTTTGACAAAAAACAAATTCATATTAATGATGAAAATCAAATGATAGAAATAATAAGAAAAAATCACAATATTATTCAATATAATGCAATAAAAAAATACAATTACAAATTTTCTTTAGATAAATTTTATAATGAAATAGCACAAGATTTTACTTATATAAATGAATATAATAAAATACTTAATAAGTTTGAAATACATATAGATTATTATCCGAGAGTTAAAGATAAATATGGAAATTGGTATTTAGATACTATACATTTACCAGTTATGGTAAGTGAATCTAGTTATTAAATATTTATAAAATAATTTTATGTTATATAAAATATATAATAAAATGGAATCTGTCCGAAATACCATTGGAATTCTAGATACTAATACCGTTATTGCTACTTTAGTCGCATTAATTGTAGTATATGTTATCTATAAATGTTTTTTTGCTAAAGAATCTTTTACATCTAAATCATCTAAATCATCTAGCTCAAAAGCACATACTGAAAAAGAAAATTCTGATAATGAATCTCAAGATGAATCCGAAGAAGCATCCGAAGATACTGAAAATACTGAAAATACTGAAAATGAAAAAATGATCGAGGGATTTGCAGATGAAACCACTGAAGATAGTGAAGATAGTGAAGATAGTGAAGATAGTGAAGATAGTGAAGATAGTGAAGATAGTGAAGATAGCAAAGAAAGTAAAGAATCAGAAAAACTTGAAATGTTCACTTCAGAGATTAAACCAAAAACCACTCAAATAGAATTATCTCGACAAGGAACAGTTACTCCTCATGAATACAATGAACAAGATAGAGAATTTACTATTAATCCTCCTTATAATAATCCTGATACTCGCACTATTATGGCTGGATCTGGATTTATTCCTCAAAAAGATATAATTCCTGCTTGGGGAAATAATTTTGGGCTAGTCGATGACCTAGATGATGGTGCAGGTGGTAACTTTAATTTTAACTATAATTTATGCTCTCCATCTTGTTGCTCTGCACAATATCCAACTCCTCATAAACTTAAGAAGGAACCTTTAGTATGTGGTCGTGAAGATGAATTTACCCCTACTAACTATTTCTGTAATAATGCTTGGCAAAACTCAGGATGCTTATGTGCCACTAAAGAACAAGTTGCATTTTTAAGCAATCGCGGAAACAATGCTTAATTAGTAAGTGATTATAATATTTTATAAATAAATAAGATTATATATCTTTTCAGTAATATAATCAATCACTTTTTTATTTACTTCAAATATAGAAGTTCCTAATTTATTACTATTTTTATCACGAGAAAATATAATAGTATCATAATTATATTTTTTAATAATTTTTTTTAAATCTTCAAAACATTTATCTATTATAAATTTTACTTCTAAAGATAGTTCTCCAAAGCCGCCTTCTTTAAGAGTTCCTGTAGGAATACCATAACTACGAGGTTTTTCTAGATTACTATATTGATTATATTTTCGAATTATAGCATTGCCTGCTCCTTTACGATCTGTAAAATGATGTTCTAAATTATCATTAAATAAAAATAGACAATTTTCATATTTTTTCTGCTTAATCATCCAATTAAAGTCACCATAACAATCAATTTCTGTAAAAATTATCCCTACTACTTGCATATTTTCTTATATTTTTATAATTTTTATAACTAAAATTTTCAATTTTTATATGATTTTCCTCTCCTCGAAATAGTTATTATAATTACTTTTTATATATAATTTATGTGATTTTTGTGTGTGTGAAATATGCAAATATTATAATTTCCCGTACGCGCGAAAATTTTCACACACATTTTTTAGCAAAATATGTGTGTGAAAATTTTTGACGATTTGGAATTTGAAAAAAATAGAAATTTTTTTGATTAAAATTTCTTCTAAAAAAAATAAAATTATTATTTGATATAATTACTTTTTGAGTAAAGGAAAAAATTTTAAAAATATTAAAATTTAAAAAAAAAAGGAAATTTTTTAAAAAATAAAAAGTTATATACGCACCGAAATTATAGTCGACTATAGTTTTGCTATAAAAACTATAGTTTTTGCTATAATTTTTATAGCAATTTTATAATATTTTAAAAGTGAATCAAATTATAAAAAAATAAAATTAAAAATATATAATGCTACTAATTTTATAAAGTTAAAAACTTTTAAAAAAACTAGTTAAAAAATTAGACATTTCTGTGACTGAAACTATAGCACTAGTCTACATGTAAATACACGTAGACTACATGTAGAATTTTCAAAGTATAATAATAACCAAAATTATAGTCGACTATAGTTTTTGCTATAGAAACTATAGTTTTTGCTATAATTTTTATCTAAAACTATAGTATAAAAAAAAGTATAATAATAAATGTATTTTTGCGAACCATGTAATTATAAAACGCATCACAGTAGCAATTTTTGTATTCATAAAAAATCAAAAAAACATATTAAAAATTTAGACAATTCTATGTCTAAAACTATAGCTCAGTCTACATGTAAATACACGTGGTCTACATTACATGTAGACAAAACTATAGCAGAAACTTTTGATTGCAAATATTGTCAATTTTCGACTCCACATAAGTCAAGTTTTTATCGACATGTTAAATCATGTAATGCTTCTAGTGTCCAAAATGAGCTAAAACTTAAATTAGAATCTTGTGAAAAAGAGAAGGAATTATATAAGAAACTTGAACAAGAGAAGTCAGAGTTTCTAAACAATTTTATTAATAATGCGAATACAATAATAAATAAAACTCAAGATAATAGCAAAATTGCGACACAAGCAATGCAAACCGTTTCAATGAGTGCTCTTAAATATGCTAATGAAAAATTTAATGAAGCTCCTGCTTTAAAAGCTATAGAAAATTTTAATATTAATGATTATGATATAGATAATTTATTAGAAAGAAAAAAAATAGTAGAATCTTTGATGTATAATATTAGGTTAAAATCATTAGATAAATTATTAGGGGATCATATAATTAAGTATTACAAAAAGAATAAACCAGAAGAACAATCGATACATACTACTGATTGTTCTAGATTAAATTATTTAGTTAGAAAAGTATGTGAAAATATTAATATATGGGAAATTGATAAAAATGGAATTAATATTTGTAATCTTATAATAAAACCGTTAATAGATAAATGTGTATTAGTATTATTAGAATATCAGAAGGAACTTTTAGAAGAAATGTCCAATGGAAACTATAAAAATAAAAATAATATAACAGCAATTATGGATATTTTATTGAGTATTGATAAAGGTAATTTGGTGAATGATATAAATAAATATATTGCTCCATATTTTAATTTAACTAAAAAATAAAGTTTATTTTGTATTATAAATATATTAATTATATATATACTTATAATGGCACACTATTACGAAAAAAACATAGTAGATATAAAAAATGAATATACTGATTTTTTAATTAATATTTTAACACCTTTGATACATGAAGGAATTAAATCTATTTATAATAAAGCTGTTAATCTAGAAGAAGCATTTAGACAACGAGTATTAGAAGATCCATCTGTCGAAAATCCGGGTGTATTTAAATTATTTCAAATATGTTTGCGCGATATTCCTAATTTAAATAGTGCTTCTATTGAAAATGAAGTAAATAGAATTAAAGAAAGAAGTAAATGCTCAGAATGGTTTGAAAATCTTTTAAAGAGTACTATAAAAAGTCATATTGTGTTACTTACTTTTAATTCTAAGAAAAAAAAATCTAAAGTAGTAGAAGAAAAATTTCACGATAAAATAGATACTAATTTATTTATACATAAATGCTATATAGAAGCTTCTAGATTATTTTTTAATTATCCTGAACTATTTTGGCATCATTTTTCAACTCTTGATATTAAACGAAATCAAAGGGAAATTTATGAATTAATTAAAATTGCTATTCGTGAAGCAATTAGAAAATCGCTTCCAATTAAGCATATTTTAGATGAATATTTGCAAAATGATTACGACTATGAAGATTATGTTAAATCAGAAGAAAAAAGAATTAAAATACGTAAAATGATAGAAAGCGATAATATTTATATGGAAGCAGGAGAAGAAATGAATGATGATAATCAAGATTCTGAAACAGAAACTGAATCTGAAACTGTAACTGAAACTGTAACTGAAACTGTATCACAATATCTACCTATTAATAAAATAATTAATACTGATGAACAAGAAGAAATTAACGAACAAATAGAAAATATAGAAGGAGAAATTAAAGAAAGTGACAAAATAGAAAAACAAGAAGAAAATTTGTTATCTCATTTATCACATTCTGTTAGTGTTGATAATTTATTATTACATACTACTGAAAATGTAGAAAGTCCGACTAAAATACCAACGAACATAAATAAGAAAAATACTTTATTGCCTAATGCAGAAAAATCCAAAAATAATGATGTAGCGTTTATTAATTTGAAGAGTAGTGGAAAAAAAAATGAAAATAGGTTTTTTTTAGATGAACTAACTCGATATAAATTAACAAAGGCACCTGAACCAGTTCAAGTAACAAAACAAACATCAGTACCTCAACAATTATCACAATTTGGAGGAACTCCTGATTTGGAAATTAAAAAAAATAATACTGGTAAAAATGAATTTTTTAATAGTATCATGAAATAATTTAATTTTTTCTATATAAGTATATAATATATAATATATAATATATGATTGAAATAATTAGAAATCCAATTATAATAGGTTTAACAGTTGGTGTTCTTGTATATTTGTATTTAAGATGGGAACAATCTGAAAGACCAGAAGAAAAAAATAAAAGAAAAGATACAAATTTATTAATTCCATTAGGTATAGGAACTGCTTGCTGGTTTATTGCAAATAATTATTTCGAAAATTATAATTTTAATAATGATAATAGTATTCCAAATAATCCTTATCAAATAGAGGACATAACCGCAAATTTACCACAAAAATTAGAACTAACAGATAATGGTGCTATGATGGGTGGAGGATTAAATACTAATAATTTATCATTTGGTATTAATAATGGTATTTCCAATAGTGGATTTAATAATAATATGTCTAATTTGAATTACAAACCACCAGTAAATTCTTATCACTTATTAAAAAAAGGAATAACTATTCCAAATAATATGCCAGATGTCTTATTAGAAAATTTTTAAATCTGCAAAATTTTAATAAATAATAATATAAGAAATAATATTATTATGTCAAGCGAACCATATATTAGCAATGATTTATTTATAACTTATTCAGATTTAGTATTAATTCAACAATATGATACTAAAGCATTAGATAATATAATTAATTTTAGTATAAGCAAGTTAACAAGAAAACATATTGTTATATTTGTTGCAACTGAACTTTTAGAATATTATTTGCAATTTTTAGTAAAATTTGAGTTTCCATTTGTTTTAATTACAACATGTAATGATGATTTTTGTGTTCCATATTATCATTTTCCATGTAAAAATAATGAAACAAAAAATAGACATGACTCTTTATTAGAAAATAAATATTTACTAAAATGGTTCACAAAAAATCCTTCTATAATACATGATAAACTGTCACCGTTACCATTGGGACCAAAATGGCAGTATCATAGTAACAAGTTTTTTGGAGAAGACAAAAAACCCATAATAGATATTTTAGATAAATATTGCCTAAATCCAAAAAAAAATTTTAATGAAGATAAACCAAATTTACTTTATGTTAATTTAGGGCAAACAACAGGAAAACCATTTTTTGAAAGTCATAAAAATATTAGACAAGATATGGTAAATTTTTTTAAAGATAAGTTTCCACTTGCTCCTAATTGTAATTTTGAGGCTTATTTGATAGAAATGAAAAAATATAAATTTTGCTTATGTCCACCGGGGCGTGGTATAGATACACATAGAGCATTTGAATCTTTAATGTTAGGAGTTATACCAATTATGATTAGTACACCATTAGATTCTTTATATGAAAAATTGCCAGTGTTAATTATCGATGATTGGAAAAAAATAACTCAGGAATTTTTGGAACAAGAATATGAAAAAATAAAAAATAAAAATTATGATTTTTTGCAACTGTATTCATCTTATTGGAAAAAAAGAGTTCAAGATTTAATAAATTAATTTAATAATATTTATCTCCATATATATTATTAATGTCGGACGAAGATATAGGTGGTGATTCTAAATTCCCAATTAATGTATTTAAATTTGACTATTTAGTAGAAAATCCTGCAATAGTTATGATTGCGAAACGTGGTTCTGGTAAATCATGGGTATGTAAAGCACTGATAAAATTCTTTGAAAAAGTTCCTGTTGGTATCATTATTTCAAGAACTGATCGCGTAGACCCATTTTTTGCTAATTTCTTTCCAGATAGTTTTATATTTTATAATTATAAAAGTGAAATTATTGATAGATTAGTTCGCCGACAAGAAGTCATTTTGGAAAAATACAAAGAAAAAAAAAAATTAGGCAAACGAATTGATCCAAGAGCTTTAATTATTATGGATGACTGTTTAGCTTCTAAGGGTTCATGGATGCGCGATCAACCAATTTCCGAATTATTATTTAATGGTCGGCATTATTTTCTTATGTATGTACTTACTATGCAATATCCACTAGGTATTACACCTGAATTGAGATGTAATTTTGATTATATATTTTTGTTAGCAGAAGATTCTTTTTCTAATATTAAGAGAATGCATGAACATTATGCAGGTATGTTTCCTACTCTAGATTCTTTTAGACAAGTATTTATGCAGCTGACAGAAAATTTTGGCTGTATGGTTATTAATAATCGTGGTTCACGTAAATCTATTTTTGATAAGATATATCAATATAAAGCCCCAACTATAAAAAATAATGAAATTAAAAGCGGATGTTATCAATTTAGAAGATATCACGAATTAAATTATAATCCAGATTGGATGAAAAAGAAAAAATCATTTGATTTAGGCGAATATGTAATTCAAAAGAAAAAAGATAAAAGTGCTCTTAAAATAGAAATCAAGGAAAAAAACAATAGGTTTATAAAATAATTATATAAGTAACAAATTTAAATCTGGCTTACAAAATATTGATTAATACCCTCTTTCTTTCTTGTATCAAGATCATTTATACCTCCAATCCATGTAGATGGTTGACTAAACATAGTTGAAAATATATCTGATGGCATTGCCGGTTCGTCTGCTTCTTCTGCCCATGTTCTAGGTATATATCTATAAATTATTTTTTGTTGTGATTTTTCACCAACACTGCGCGATATAGCTGCTGTTATTAGAACTATGCCAAATATAAACATAGTTAATATAAAGATTTTATACATTTATACTATATAAATATATAAGAAAAAATCATTAAAAAATTAAGTTGAATTATTTTTTTTTTTTATCATGTCCGCATATAGTTTCTTCATCTTTTCTAGATTTTCATCAATTGTATTAATACTTTCTGATAATTTAGAAACTTCTTCTTTCTTTTTCTCTAGTTGTTCATCAGTTAGTTTTACAGATTCTGATTTCTCACTAGTAGTTTTATGTTTGTTTAGTTCGTCTGTTATTATACTATCAACTGTATTAGATGTATGTTCTTTCTTTTTATTCTTCTTTTCAAGTTTCTTACGTAGTCTATCACGTGTTGATTCTTTACCAGATTTTTTTCTGATTTCTTCTTTAATAGATTCTTCAATCATAGTTCGTTTGCGTTGAGCTTCTAGTTGGCGTGCCTTTTCTTGATTTTCAAGTGTGCCTTTCATTAGGTCTTGTAGTTCAGATTCATAATAGTTATTATTATTTTTAATCATATTTGGATCTGGATCAAAAGCAGTCCATTTAAAGTTTTCACCAGCAAATACATGAAAAGCGGGTTCTTCATTGCGGATTTTTTCAGCATATGCACATGCTTCTTCCCATGATCCAAAATTGCCCCGATTTTTAAAAGCACGGATATTGCAGCCTTTAATTCCCTCGGGTGACAAGAATGAGTAAACACCATATTCTTGTCCAGGTATTGGGTTATCTTCGGTTAAATAATCAATCTCAATTTTATTTTGTTGTGTTCCTGATTCTTCTGTAGACATAGATTATATTTAATATTAAAACTATATTTTTAAATATTTTTAATAAACGATATTTTATATAAAAATTATAAAAAATTATAAAAAATTATAAAAAATTATAAAGTAGGATAAATAAAATTAGAAAAAGTTACCAAAACAGTAAGTAATAAAGTTTTTTCTATAATATAAGAATCTTCAATATTTTTCATAGCATCAAATATACGAAGGCCACTATATATTACAAATAAAACTAACAAAAATTTAAGAAGTCTTTGTTTATACATTATATATAATATTAGATATAATTATTAAATATTGATAATATATTAAAAAACTATATATTTGGACTAAAATAAGATATAACATAATTATTTTATATCTCTACAGTGTTCGGATTTTAAATGTAACTCTACTTTGACAGTAAATCAATAACAAGCTGTATATTTTTTTAGATGTTATTTGAGTTATCTAATATCTTCTTTTAATTGAATATAAATCATATAAAAAAGAAGGTATGACCGGTACTAGATTTATAGAATTTTTAGACATCATGTTAAAAAATAAAAAAAGATAAATTAGTAGTTTGGATAACATAGGTATGCATAAAACTAAAGAAGTAAAAGATAAAATAATAAATAGTAGAAATAAATATTTGTATATTATTAGCCATAAATACTATTTGAATGCTATTTAAATGCTATAAAAGAATACTTTAATCAATTAAAACATTATATTAAAATATTAAAAAAATATATAAATGATTTAATTAAGAAAATAAAAGTTGAACATTATAAAAATTACTTTTTACATGCATACAATATTAAAAAATTAAAATCAAAAAGAAAAACTTTTAATAGAAGAAAGACATCTAAAATATATAAAAAATAATATTTACCTTGTATTTAAAATTTGAAACGCTATAAAAATTTTAAATGCTAATTTTATAATTTAAAAAAAATGAATAATGACATATTAATGCATAAAAAATTAGTTATTTACCATTATTTAAAAAGAGAATATAAAAATTAATTGGTATTTCTAAAGGTGTAAAACAATATAATAAATTTTAAGTCTAAATACTTGCTTCAAATAGCCAATCATTATCAATACATATTTTTTCCCATAATATGTCAGCTTTTTTAAGTTTATCTGGTGATTTTAATAATGGGAAACAATCAGCATATTCTGGCATTTCTAAAATACCAAAAATTTTATTAAATATATATGAATAGTTAATATAATTTTTTCTATCTTTTGGACAATGTTTTTTAAATGGCCCTTCTGTTTTTTTAAACATCTTTTTAATTAGTTCTTCTATTTCGCGTGATATAGTTGGTGCTGGTTTATTAGTAATTTTGCTGAGAATAAATGGAACATGTTCATAAAAAGAAGAGAATCTTAATTTTTTTAAAATTTCTTTAATAAGTATTTTTGCTTTAGGATATTTCATTTTAGATAGTTCTTCTATTGTAATTTTTCTTTTTTTTAATTCTATGTCAATTCCACGATATACTCTGGGTGGAATTTGTGTAGATTCTTTTGCCTGAAACTGATTCATTGTTTCAGTTAGATGTGTTTGTTTTTTATAAGGTGTTCTGGGTTTTTCATTACCTGAATCTTTATGATTAGGTATTTCGGGTTCTACGATGACATGTTCAGATTCGCCGCATTTTGTACAAACATACCTACCTTCAGATTGTCTAAAAGATTTTTCAATATTACACACTGTACACATTCTGATAATATTTATTTTTAGTTTATCTGATGCATATTTTTTATCTATGATAGACATATATAAATCAAATAAAGAAGCTCTATTAGAAACTACTTTTTCAATGTCATTATTAGTGTCTGTAATATTAGTATTAGAAGTTTCTGATTCCTGCTCTGTTTTTTTAGAAAAAAAATTTAATATATTTTTAGAAGTATTTTTATTTATATCTTCAGCATTAAGTCTTTTTTTAGTAGGTTTTTTTTCTTTTCGAAGGCTTTGACTAGTTTTATTTATTCGTTGTAATTTTTCATGTGAATTATTTGCTGTTGGTACATCTTCTATAATTTTTATATTATTATCTTTTGAACTATCTCCATCATTAGAATCATCTTCTAGTAAGTTATAATAATCCATTAAAATATCGCCAGTTTTACAATAATATTCTATTTCATTAGTTCCTTTTTTTATCTGAGCAATTTCTTTTTCTAACTTTTTAATAGAATCTTTTAACTTTGATTTTTGCTTAATTATTTCATTAGTAATTTCTAATGAATTATCTGAATCTATTTTTTTAAGTTCAAGCTTAAAATTTTTAAGATCTTCTATTTTATTATCTATGTTGGTTCTATTTTCTGAAAATTCATTTGCATATTTTTGATGGGTTTCATCTAATGTTTGAACTATATTAAGATATTTTACTTTGTCTGGTTTATATTTAAAAGTAGCCATTAGATTAATTCTTTATAGAAAACCATATATTATTACTTTATTAAGTAGTTTTATTAAGTAGTTTTATTAAGTAGTTTTATTAAGTAATTTTATTAAGTATTTTTATTGAGCAGATTTAATAAAAATAAAATTAAGTAGTTTTAAGAAAACCATAAAAACACGACTTATTTGATTATACATATACTTTTAATGTGTGTAATTCAATAAAATTTCGCACTTAAAAATTTTAAAATATATAAAAATAATTTTTTCTCCCAAATAGTATATATAAAATATGGGTGGCGGTTTAATGCAATTAGTAGCCTATGGTGCTCAAGATGTTTACCTAAAATAGTTGGGTAGAAAAGCGGTCTGTTAAATGTTATTGCATATATGACATTTAAATAAATCAGTTAGTAAATATGCTGGATATTCATACCCCATAGTATCCAATTACATCCGCTAGTCTTATTAATAATAAGGCGACACTTTCAAATTCAGGCGAAATCGTAAAGCTGTAAAAGTTTTTAGTAAAATAAATTAATTATATTTATTTTTTTAAAAATTCCTGTACCAAGTTAAAAAGGAAACTTTTTAATGGCCTAGAATAGCAAACTAGGGTATGGTAATAAGCAGGCAGATTATTAGATAATTTTATCTAATGAATTGATAAGCGCTGAGCCAAGTCCTACGGTTCGTTATGCAAGAACTATGGATGCAGTCCAGAGACTATAAGGAAGTGGGTCTGAGAGAATTAGCAGTTCTCAATGAAGGCTTAAGATATAGTCCACTCCTATATGAAAGTATAGGAACCAAGTGAACTGGTAATCCTCAAATTACTTACTGGAAAGTTGTCTACAGACGACATACAAACTTTTCTATGGAAGCCGTTGAACATACCCTCAATGGTAACCCTGACTTTGGCCGCTCTGCCACTGTAACTATTCTTAGAAACGGTGATCTTGCCGGCAGAACTTGTCTTAAAGTCGAACTCAAGGCAGTCGATCTTGGTGCTGTTACTAAAGTTGGTGATGTTGAAAATGTCAGACTAGCTTATATCAGAAGACTCGGTCATGCTCTCATTAAGGAAGTCGATGTTGAGATTGGCGGCTCTCGAATTGATAGACAATACGGTGTATGGATGGATATCTGGTATGAACTAACTCATACCACTTCTAAAGAACGTGGGTACAGGGCCATGATTGGTGATGTTGAAGCCTTGACCAAACTCCGAGAAGTCAATCCTGGCACTTCGGCTGATCCAGCTGTTGAAGATAATGAACTCCCTGCCTACACTCTATACATTCCTCTTCAATTCTGGTTCAATCGAAACCCTGGTCTTGCTCTTCCCCTTATTGCCCTCCAATACCACGAAGTCAGACTCAACTTTGAATTCGAAGATATTAGAAACCTTGTTGTATGGTCTGGACCAGAAGCTCCTGATTACAGACAATTCGGCATGGCTAATGCTTCTATTCTCGTTGACTACATTTACCTAGATTCTGAAGAAAGACGACGATTTGCTCAAGTTGGTCATGAATACTTGATTGAACAACTGCAATTTACTGGCGTTGAATCAGTGACTGGTGCCAACACTAAATTGAAACTTGGCTTTAATCACCCTTGCAAAGAAATCGTATGGGCTCTTCGTAATGGTGGCTTCAATGGTTCTACTGTCAAGAGAGGTGGTAATAGATTCCTTGCCTACACTGACTCTGATGTATGGACTGGTGAAAACTCTGCTCTTCAAGAAGCTGCAGATAATCTAGCTCGTGGTATGGTATGGAGCTCTGAACCATCTGCTGATTGCGGTGAATCTAAAGAAGTATCTCTACCAAGTGAGGGTACTGAATGCACAGTTGTTAAATTTAGCAATGGTGAAATGGTTAAACTAACAGTTGTTGTTAGTGAATGTGTAAGTAACTCTCCAACTCCAAGTGCTTCTAGCAGTTCTTTATGGCTTGTACAAAATGCTCTATCTGATTTACAAATTAAAGGTTGCCCTGTGAAAGAACTAGGTTCTAACAAGATTAGCGAAATTACAGTATCTATTGATCTATCTGTTGATGGTCAATGGGCTTCATATGGTGCCCGAGCTGATGCTTACACCTTAACTCTTGGCGATATTTCTACTCCCGTTGGCTGCTTTGCGAAAGATTGCCGATCAACAACTGTAAACAGCTTCAATCCATATGATGTATCTGTCATTCAACTCAGCAACTATGGTCTTAGACTTGATGGCGCAGGCAACCCTGTTGAACTAGCTAATATCCAACTCAATGGTCATGATCGCTTTGATCCCCTTGATGGCAACTACTTCAACTATGTCGTACCAGATGCTCACCACACTAGAACCCCAGCAGACGGTATTAACGTATACTCATTTGCCTTACATCCTGAACAACATCAACCTTCTGGCACTGCTAACTTATCCAGAATTGACAACACTCAACTCAATGTAACTTTCGCTGATACTATCAGAACTAACCGAGAAATCTGCGTTGACCTCTTCGCTGGTTCTCTCTTCTATGTATTCGCTGTAAATTACAATGTTTTGCGTATTATGTCAGGGATGGGGGGCCTGGCGTATGCCAATTAGTGACTTTTGGTAGCAAAATGTAGCAAAAAATATTTATTTTGTCCCGAATATTAAATTTTAATAAATAATTTAATATATTATAAATAAAATAACTAATTATTTAATCCTTCTTTTTACCTTTACATATGATTTTTTTATGTTCTTTTTTGGGTATTTCAGATTCATCTTTAATATCTGTAGTATTTGGCTCCTTATTTTTCATTCGGTTAAGAGCTTTTTTATATTTCTCGTATTTTCTAATATCATCAGATGTTCTTTCGCTAACAGGAATAGTTTTATAATGTTGCAAATATTCCTTCATTTTAGATTCTTCATCTTGTTTAATTTTTTCTAAAGTAGGATTGTCAAATTTATTCATTTGAATTTTTAATTTATTGTATTGTTTAATATCATTATTAGTTCTTTCTTCAACTGGAATTGCTTTATAATTTTTTATTTGTTCAATAACTTCATTTTCTTCAGCTTTTTTATATTGGTCTAAAACTTCCTCATTAAATCCACTTACTCGCTTTCTATATTTATTATAATTTTTAATGTCATCTTCAGTTCTTTCCTTAATAGGGATCGTCTTAAAATGTTTTAAGAAATCCAATATTTTATTTTCCTCTTTATTTTTTAGTTGCTTTACAAGTTCGGGATCGTATCTTTTCATTTTCTTTCTTAAATTATGATATTTATTAATATCCTCTTCAGTTCTATCATCAACAGGAATATTTTTAAATTCGTTTATAAAGTCTATCGTAGCTTGTATTTTTTCCTTTTGCTTTTCAGGATCATACGTTTTTTTTTCATATTTTGTAAGAATTTTTCTATATTTTGAATATTTTTTTTTATCTTCTTCATTCCTATCAGCCACTGGTATTTTTTTATAATTGTCCATAAATTCATATAATTCTTCAACAGTATAACCTTTTAATATTGACTTTTCTTTTATAATTTTATCAAATTCTATCAATTTATTCAAATCATCTTTCATAGTCAGCATTGGATTTTCTGGTTTATTTTCTTTAAAATAAGTTTGTGTTTTTTCTACTACTTTTGGCATAATAATATTTTTTATATATTCATCCGCTTCTTTGTACTTTGCTTTACTACGGAGTTCTATTAATTTTTTATCTGTTGTTTTCATAACTTGCAAATTCTTTTTAAGTTCATGATCATAGTCCTTAAATATTTGCATTGTTTCTCGAGAAAGTTTATCTTTATTATGACATAATACAGTATTTTTTTTATTATTTAATATTTCCTGAGATACTGGTTTACGGTCAGTGCCTTTAATTAATTTATTATATATTTTGAGATATCTATCATATAATTCATCAAGTGTATATTGGCGCTTCATAATATTGCATTCTTTACAGGATGTTCTTGAGTTTTCCATTGTATATCCTATTTTAGAATTTAATCTGTCAATACCATTTGTGTATACGACATTATCGGGTTCAACTCCACAAATATAACATTTTTGTTCTTTTAAATTATAATATTCTTTTTCAGTAAGATCAAATGGTATTTTTCGTTTCTTAGAAAATCTTATATAGTCTTCGTAAGTTGTAAATATTGTTGACATTGTACATGGTCTATCAAAATTAAAATAATATTCATCTTCATCAATAAGTTTATTATAACTCAAAACATGGTGTATTTTGTCGAGAAATATATCATAGGAAATCGTATTTTTTATTAAATTACAATCCTCGCAACATGGCACTGTATTTTCCAATGTATAACCATCGCATGAATCTAGTCTATCTATGCCAATATTAAGTTTATCTGTTTTGGCCATACCACAATAATAACAAGCAGAATCAAATAAATCGGCGCATTCTGTATATTCTAGCCAGAAACATAAAGATTTCCTATCAGCAGTTCTTCTATAGTAATTAAACTTTTCATTTGGTTTCAATCGACGATTGCTATAATAATTATTGATTAAATCATCTCTATCATTTCGCCATTCTTTCATTTGTTGAGCACACTTCTCACGGTATTTATCAATTCCTAATTCTTCTATTTTTTTATCACGTGCTTCCAAATAATATTTCCTAACTAAATCTTTATTTTCACTTTTCCATTTAGCTTTCCATTGTTTTCGTATATCTGTGTGTTCATATAATTTCTTCTTTTCTTTGCGCTCTTCTTCAGCATCACGTATTTGGTTCTTCCTACGACACTCTGCACACTGTTTATATAAATCATCTGAATATTCTTTTCTAAATTCTTTTAATGGCAACGTTTTATTACAGCATGTGCAAATTTTATCTTTCGTAACAGTTTTATTATATTCTTGGCGTGTATTTATTCTTGTTTGTATTCTACTAGAATCTTTCAAACGTTCTTTTTCGCGACATTTTTCACATCTAGTAAATCCGTAATTATAATCTAATATTTCACGGCATCCACGTAAATATCCATTACACGCTTTATTTATTCCCTCTTTGATATTTTTAGAATACCAGTAATCCAGCGAATGCTTGCCACAATACAAATATTCATTTTCTTGACACGCATTAAAAGTACAATTTTCTGCTTTACATTTAGCTTTATCATTTTTAGTTTTTTCTAATTCACGGTGCGCTTTTGTTCGCATATGACAATATGCACATGTTTTGTTGCCGTCATCAACTTTCCATTTATGACACCCTGAACATAGTATAATACAAGCGAGTTCTTCTTCACTGAATTTGTTAAAATAGTCATGAAGTTCACAATATTTATTATCACCAAATAAATACTTAGTGCACTTTTTTCCGGAACGAGTTTTACCTTGACAAGACATTGGGATTGAATAATTAGAACAAATTATTCAATTCTTAATTCAAT